AAAAAATAAATATATCTCTTTTTTTTAAATAGCACCTTTTCCAATTCCACTTTGCGTTATCAATCACTTGACGACCCTCTTTGGGGAGGTCGTCTGCGTTAGACTACTTAATAGTAGTTCTAAAACAAAAATAAGCAAATTTAAACCAAAAGTTTTATTTATGCAAGACTTATTTTAAAAAGTTATTAACAATATTTCTATGTTATTAACAATCTTGTTTATTAAATTATTTTTACTATATTTGCATTATAAAATTAATAATTATGATAGCAACATTAAGAAAACTTACAAGAAAGTCTACGTTAAAAGTAGGTAAACACAAAGACCTTACAGTACAAAGAGTATTGGATTTAGGCAAGAAGAAAGATTTAGTATATTTATACTTTAATACGTCTAATATGACGTTTATGGATGATATATTAGATGAACTTAGGATAACAGAGGAATTTAGAATAAGCAAACCAAGTAAGAGTAGAAGTGCTTATAATAACTTTCTTAATGAATCTTATTACTACACTAATAAAAATAACAGAGGTTATGGTTCAGATAAACTGATTAAGAGAAAAGAAACTCTTAGCAAGGCTGTGTTAAAATATAAAAATCAGAAATTTATTTAAAATAATTGTAGATAATTAAAATATTTTTTGTATATTGCAACAAATTAATGACAATGAAAACATTAAATGAGTTTAAAGGTTATAAATGGTGGGAACAAAATAACCCTGCGTATAGAGAAGCTTGTTTTAGACAAGCTACAAGAGAATTAGTTGAGTTGAAAGGGAAATTTGACTACTTTATTAAGATGACGCAAGAACATAAATTAGATAATTAAATTATGCCACATAGTAAAAATAAAGGAAGTTCTTACGAAAGAAAATTAGCTAAAGAGTTTAGAGAGTTTGGTTTTGAAGACTGTAAGACGTCAAGATTTGAAAGTAAGATGTTAGATGATGCAGGTGTAGACTTAACAAACACAGGTATCTTTAATATACAAGCAAAGGCAGTTGAGAGGCTATCACCAAGCTATCACGAAATACTAAAGAGTATGCCTACAGATAACAACTACAACGTTATCTTTCATAAAAGAAATCATAAAGGAGAAGTAGTAGTTATGACTAAGGAAGACTTCTACGATATACTACAAATGTTAATCAATTTAGATATAGTAAATGTTAGATAAGGTAGCAGAATTACACAGTTTATGGATGAAGTGCTGTATTAACTTTGGTTGTAATTACCAAGATGCACAAGACATAGTACAGGAAATGTACTTAAAGATTTCTAAGGTAGAGAATAAAGATAAGTTTAAATATGGTCAAGATGATATAAATAAATACTATATCTATATGACTTTAAAAAACTTATTCATAGACATTAAAAGAAAGAAACTATTAACTGATTCTTTATTACTTAATGATGAATTAGATTTACCAGAAGATGTTAATTATGATTATGCAAGAGATGCAGCGTTAGAAGACATTATAAACGATATAAGAAAGGATTTGTCTAAGAAAGACCAATTTATACAAAAGTTATTTGAATTGTATTATAGAGTACCTATTAATAGTAATGTATCTTACTTCTCTAAAGAAAAACTATCTCAACAGAAAATATCTGATGATGCCAATGTAACAAAGTATTCTGTGTCTGAGAAGTTAAAGAAACTAAAGAAAGAGTTAAGAGAAAAATACAAGGAAAATATAGAGGATTTTTTTAACGGCGATTATGATAAATTGTAAAGAGGTTAGAGATTGTTGGATTAATGGTATATTTATATCACCAGTAGTAGTCAACAGTATGCAAGATGTAAGAATAGATGTTTACAACATAGAGAACGGAAAGTTGATAACAAGAAGAAAAGGTACTACAATCTTCAAGCAAAAGACAAAGAAAGAGAAAGAAAAGATTTACGAAACAATATTAGAAGCATATAAACATTATTATAACAAATTATGAAAAAAGACAAGTATTACAAAGATTTAGAAAAAAAAGGTTACTACGATAGCATAGACAAACGTTCTAAAGACTATAGGGAGTATAAAGAATGGAAAGCTAAATTCCAAGAGAAAGAAGAAGTAGGTTTAGGTGACGTGGTAGAAAAGATTACTAAAGCTACAGGTATTAAGAAGGTTGTAGAAGCTATTACAGATGATTGTGGTTGTGAAGAACGTAAAGAGAAACTTAATAAGTTTAGTGTTTGGGGTAGAAGAAAGTTAAATTGTATCTCTGAGGAAGACTATAACTGGTATGTTTCAGAAAACATTAGAAAAAAGTCAAGATGGAAGTTTAATGAAATAGAAAGATTAGTTTCTGTTTACAACAGTATATTTAATACTAAAATGAAGCCAAGTAGTTGTTCTTCTTGTGTAAAAAGCTACCAAGAGAACTTAAATAAGTACATAGAAATTTATAACAGTTAAGATGCGATTAATATTAGATGAAATGAAAAAATGCAGTAAATGCAAAGAACTAAAAAGTTTCTCCTTATTTTATAAGGGTAAAATATTTAAAGATGGGTATAGACCTTCTTGTAAAAAATGTGATTCGTTATCAAGGGATATTGAAAAGAGAGATAAATATAATAAAGATTATTGGTTAAAAAACAAAGAGAGATTAAGTAAGAGAAATAAGGAATATCGTAAAAAAAACAAAGAAAGTTTAGCTAAATACCAAAGTGAGTATAGTAAGAAGTGGTATCAAGAAAATAAACAGAGAATAAACAAAAGGAATAGAGAGCGAAAAAAAACGGATATTCTATACAGATTAAGGCGTGATATATCAACATATACTTCAAGGGCATTAAAAAAAAGAGGTTACACTAAGAAAAGTAAAACACACGAGATAATAGGTATTGATTATTATGGTTTAAAAATACACTTAGAAAATCAATTTACAACTGGTATGAATTGGGATAACAGGTCTGAATGGCATATAGACCATATAGTGCCACTATCATCTGCTAACACAGAAGAAGAATTAATTAGATTATGTCATTACACTAATTTACAACCCTTATGGGCTGAAGATAATTTAAAGAAAGGAGGTAAGTTATCAGACTAATATTAGATGCAGATTCTTTAATTTATTCAGCTTGTTTTAATGTAGAAACATTAGATGAGGCTAAGAATAAGTTTGATAACTATTTAGGCTACGTTTTAAAGGATTTAAGCGACATTTGTGAGTTCGATGATATTTGGATATGCAATGGCTCTAAAAACAACTTTAGAGTGGCTTTAAATAAGCAATACAAGGCTAATAGAACACAAGAAAGACCTGCATTTTTGTCAGAGTTACATAATCACGTAAAAAAAGAGTTTAATTCTTATTGGGTTGATGGTTATGAAACAGATGATGTTGTTGCTACCTTATGGAAACAATCTTGCGATGAATTAGGTGAGAATAATGTAATTATCGCTGCTAATGATAAAGACTACAAGCAATTTCCTTGTTGGTTTTTTGATACTTACTACTCCAGAAGAGAGTTGGTTAAGATAGAAGATTTTGAGGCTAAGTATAACTTTTATCATCAAATGATAATGGGAGATACTGCTGATAATGTAAAATACTTTAAAGGTTATGGTAAAGCTAAAGCACATAAAATACTTAAAGGTGCTAAAACAGAGTTTGCTTTAATCAGAAGAGTTTATAGTTTATTTTTAGAGTTCTATAAAGATGAAGCTAAAGATAAATTTAATGAATGTAAAAAAATGTTAAAATTAGTAACTAACGTAAAAAAAATCAAACAGTATGAATCGTTCAAACAGGTATCGTCTATCTAAAGACGAAGAACAAATGCTTATGAATTACAGGCAGAACAATCAAGAATCAAGAGTATTAGTTATAGGAGACACACATTGTCCTTTTGACTTAGATACTTATTTAGACTTCTTAGTAGATACTTACAATAAGTATAATTGTAATAGAGTTATACATATTGGAGATGAGATTGATAATCATTACTCAAGCTATCACGAAACAGATGCTGATGGTTTAGGTGGTGGAGATGAGTTAGATTTAGCTATCAAGAGATTAAATAGGTATTATAAGCAATTTCCTAACGTTGAAGTTATGATAGGTAATCATACTCGTATGGTGGCTCGTAAGGCACAAACAGGTGGTATACCTAAGAAGTGGATAAAAGATTATAATGATGTTTTAGAGGTGCCTAATTGGGATTTTAAAGTATCTACAGAGATTGATGGTGTTAAGTATGTTCACGGTGAAGGTGGTACTGCCAGAAGCAGGGCTAAGATGGATATGCAGTCTACAGTTCAAGGTCACTTGCATACTCAGCTTTATTCAGAGTATATGGTAGGTAATAACTCAAGAGTTTTTGGACTACAGTGTGGGTGTGGAATAGACCACGAGAGATATGCTTTCGCTTACGCTAAAGCTGGTAAAAAACCAGCAATCGGCTGTGGAGTTGTAATAGGTGGTCACACTGCTATAGCTGTACCAATGCAATTAGAAAAATACGGGAAGAAATCTAAATTTAAGTAGTATGAACAATAAGGTAGTTTACTTGCATAGAAAAAAAACAAATAATGAGATTTTTTATGTTGGTATGGGTAGTTTAAAAAGAGCTAAACATAAACACGGAAGAACTAATCACTGGGTTAATACTGTTAACAAATACGGTTACATTGTTGATGTTGTTGCAAGTAAACTATCTATTGATGAAGCCTTAGAGTTAGAAGAGTTTATAATTTCAGAGATAGGACTTAGTAATTTATGTAATCTTTCTTCTGGAGGTGACCATCCAAGATTCTCAGAAGAAACAAGAAAGAAAATGTCTAAAATGAGAAAAGGTGTTAGTAATCACACTCCGTTGAGTATAAAAAAGCAAGTAGAGTCTTTTAGAAGTAATGTAGAATACATAAAAAAACTATCAAATAGTACATCGAAAAGAAACAGAGAAAATAATCCGTGCGTAAAGCACGGTGTTAGATGTGTTAATGATGGTAAGGAGTTCTTTAGTGTGAGAGAAGCTGGTAGGTATTACAATATAGACAATAGCTACTTATCAAAACACTTAAGAGGAATATATAAAGAAGTTAAAGGTCTAATTTTTGAAAGAATTTAATTAATGAACGAGAAATCAACTATAGATTTCATAAACAGTAACTATGGAACTAATCTTATTCTTTGTAAGGATAGTTTTAGTTCCTATGATGCTGAAGATAGTAATTATATTGTTGAGATAAAGAACAGAAGAAAGTATTATAGTGATAAGCTAATAGAATGCCTTAAACTGTTTAAGAACTACCAGTCATCTCAATTAAAAGACAAAATATTCATCTATGTTGTTACAGATGAAAAAGGGATATACATATTTAATATAACTAAAAATATAGGTGTTATTTTAAATAGTAATCCAATACCTTTTAAGTGTCCTAAGACAACAGACTTCAATAAAAACAGTAAGATAACAAAGTATAGTTATGTGCTAAAAGAAGGTCTTGCTTCAATGAAAAAACTTTTTTAACGTTTCGTTAACACTTATTAATAAAATAATCTGTAGATTTGTAGTGTGAAATAACAATAACATTAATATATAAATAAAATGAAAGGAACAAATTGGAACTCTGCAACAGGAGAATACACAAAGATTGTAAACGCAGAAACACAAGAGAAAGCTAATAAAGCTAACTTATTAAAATCAAAGTATAACGCATCTGTTAAAGATATTGCTTACATTCTTAATTTAAGTGAATCAAGAATAAGAGAATATTTAAGAGAATTATGAAAACAGTATTAATAATATTAATAGTGCTATTTATTGTAGCATACTTAAAAACAAGAAAAATATGAGAAGTACACAATTACATTATGAAACAGGTAAAGATTACGATATTATAGACGTGTGTAAAGATTACGCTCTTAACTTTAACAGAGGTAACATACTTAAATACGTAGCAAGAGCAGGTAAAAAAGATGATGAATTACAAGACTTGCGTAAAGCATTAGATTATCTGCAAAGAGAGATAGCTTATTTAGAGCAAAAGCAGAAAGAGTATATTAGAGAACGAATAGATAGATAATACTTATGAGTTGGTACAGTAAAAGAAAGGATTTAATCAAGTATCAGCACGAAGTAAACTATACAGATGCTTATACTAAAGAAATGGATACAGAAGGCTTAAAAGTGCTTAAATGGTCTATGTTCGATAGTCCAGATAAGTTAGGTAGTGGTAAAATGTTTAT